CCTAATGAAAGTTCTTTGTTAGGTTATAGTTTCTATCTACCTAGAATTGATAAAGTAATTATTGATAATCAAGAAAGAATATCTGTAATTAAAGGTGTATCTTCAATAGATCCTAAACCTCCTACTAATGTTGAAGCTGCAATGACAATTGCAACTATTGAACTTCCAGCATATCTTTATAACCCAGATGATGCTCATGTTCGTCTTGTTGATAATAGACGTTATACAATGAGAGATATTGGTAATTTAGAAGATAGGATAGACACTTTAGAGTCAATAACTTCTTTAAGTCTTCTTGAACTTGATACTAAAACTTTACAAGTCCAAGATGCAGATGGTCTTACTAGATTCAAAACTGGATTTTTTGTAGATGACTTTAAGGATAATAATTTAATTGATATATCAAATACAGATAATAGGTGTGATGTTAATGTTGTAAAACGAGAATTAACTACTCCTAATGATTTCTTTGCTATTAAACCAGAATTAGCATTAAATCCATCTATAAATTCAGATACTGCTGATTTTTCTGCTAATCTACAATTATTAGATTCTAATGTAGTAAAAACTGGTGATATGCTCACCTTAAAATATAGTGAAGTTGAACTGCTTAAGCAACCATTAGCATCTAGGGTTGAAAATGTAAACCCATTTAATATTATCACATTCTCTGGATTAGTAACATTAAATCCTGCTTCAGATAGTTGGGTAAGAAATGTTTTCATCTCCAATGGAGAAAGAACTGTATTGGGTGATGTTGAAGGATCATTTGTTACAGAAATTAGAAATGGTAGTAGACCAGATGAACATATTCGTTCAAGAAATGTAGGATTTGAAGCAAATGGACTTCAACCATTCACAAGATATCACCCATTCTTTGATAGTACTTCTGGAATTGATATTGTTCCAAAATTGATAGAAATTTCAATGTCTTCTGGAGTTTTTGAAACAGGAGAAACTGTAGAAGGTTATCTTAGTGGAAATAAAGTAATTACGTTTAGAATATGTCAACCAAATCATAAGGCTGGTGATATTTCATCACCAGATGTTACATTCTTAGGTAATCCATATAATACTTCTGTTAATTTATCCAGTGCATACTCTGCTTCAGCTAGCGTATTAAACGTAGATATTGCGGCATTACGTGAGGATGCACAGGGAAGATTCTTCGGATATATTACTAGTCAAGTCACTTTACTTGGTCTTACTAGTGGTGCTGAAGCATCTATATCTAGTATTAGACTAGTTAGTGATACTTATGGTGATGTTTATGGATCATTCTTCTTTAGGGATCCATTAGCGAGTCCACCTCCTCCACTTAGGTTTAGAAATGGTACTAGAACATTTAAATTAACTTCTAGTGAAACCAATTCACTTGCATTACCAGGTTCACCATCAGTAAGTAGTGGTGAGACTGTTTACAGAACTAGTGGTGTAGTTGATGAGTTCTTACAAGAGACAGTTAATGTAAGAATGCCACCCCCACCACCAATTCCAATCATTAATAATATTACTAATATAACTCAAGATATTACGAATATTACTAATGTAACTCAAGTTGTAAGAAGAGACCCATTAGCACAAACATTTGTTGTTGAGGGTGATGGAGTATTCTTATCTTCTGTTGATCTATACTTTGCTAAGAAAGATTCACAAGAGAAAGTTCATGTTGAAATTAGAACAACTGAACTTGGAACTCCTACAGAAAGGATGATTGTTGATTATGCATTAGTTTCATTGGAACCAACTCAAGTTAATGTTTCTGATGATGCTTCTGCTGTAACGAAAGTAACATTCCCTTCACCAATATATCTACCACCTGAAGAAACTTATTCGGTAGTTATTCTTGCTCCAACAAGTAATAATTATGAAATGTGGATCGCTGAAATGGGTGAAGCAACAGTTGATACAACCAATTTACCAAATACAGAAAGTGTAATTATTTCTAAGCAGTATCTTGGTGGAAGTTTGTTCAAATCTCAGAATGGAGCTATTTGGACAGCAAATCAATTCCAAGATCTTAAGTTTACACTTAATAAGTGCCAATTTACTTCAACATTAGGAAGTGCTTATTTCTATAATCCCAAACTCAATGAGACTACTGGACAAATTCCAGGATTATTACCAAATCCAATAAGATCTTTACCAAGAAAATTAAAAGTACCTATTACATCAAATTCTAATTGTGGTGCTATATTAACTCTTGGAAGAAAGGTTAGTGAAGGACCAGGTGGTATAAATCATGCAGGACCAACTGGTTATATTGAACAACTTGGACATCCAGCAACAACTGGTACTTCAAATGTAGCAGTTACCTCACCTGGTGCTGGATATTCTACAGGTCAATTTGCTAGTGTTCCTCTTTATAATATAACAAGTCAAGGTAAAAATGCAATTGCAATAATTACTGCTGACTCTGCTGGAGAGATAACAACTGTTAATATTACTTCAGCAGGTGAAGGTTATGTTAAAGGTGATGTTTTAGGTATTACAACTTCAAATATGACTAGTGGATCTGGTGCTAAGATAACATTAACCGATGTTAATAGTAATATTGATACATTATATCTAACTGATTGTCAAGGTGAAGAATTTACAGCTTCTACTGATTTAGTATATTATGATAATGCAGGAACTGCTGTTGCTTTAGGAAATACTGAAGTTAGAACTACCAGTTCTTTAATTAGTGATCTTTATGAAGGTGATGTATTTGAATTAGAACTCTATAGTCATGGTATGCATTCTGATAGTAATAAACTTGTAGTATCTGGTATTGAACCTGATACTATTCCAACAAAATTAGTGGCAAATGTATCATCTACAGATAATACTATTAATGTTGGATCTGGTTCTACTGGTACATTCGCAACCTTTGAAGGAATATCAACTTCCTTTGGTTATCTACAAATAGGACAGGAAGTTATGTTCTATAATAGTATTAATGGTGATGGAGTTATTGGAGTTTCTACTAGAGGAGTTAACAATAGCACTGCTCAAAGTCATAGTGTAGATGATCTTGTTTACAGATATGAATTAAATGGTGCTTCCTTGATTGGTATTAATACTACACATCAACTTGCAACTCTTCCTGCTTTAGTAAGAAATTCTAAAGATATTGACGTTATATATCTTAAGGCAGGTAGAAATGGTACTAATGATTCCAGAATGACTGGTGATCAACAAATGAGTTTTGTTACTGAGAATACTGTAGGTGGTTCTGGTGGATTCTCATCTAAGAATATACAGTTTAATTCTATTGCACCACAATTCAATGTACTAACTCCTGGTGAAACAAGTATTGCTGCACAAGTAAGAACCGTTACTGGAACAAGTGCTGGTGGATCTGAAATATCATTTATAGATGAGGGTTATGAAAATGTTGAATTAAATCAACCTAATATATTACCATCAACTAGAATAGTTTGTTCTGAGGTTAATGAAATTACAAGACTGACTGATTTACCTAAGAATAGATCATTTACATTAAGTCTACAACTTTCTACAGATAATCCTAATTTATCTCCAATAATAGACACTCAGAATGGTACTGTAGTATTCCAAAGAAATAAATTAAATAGTCCAGTTTCAAATTATACTGGAGAATCTATTGCTAATGTTGCATCTGGTGATAGTCATGCAGCAATCTATATTTCAAATCAGATAGATTTGAAACAACCAGCAACCTCATTGAAGGTTTTGGTTGCAGCATATAGACACGCATCTTCTGACTTTAGAGTTCTTTATCAACTTAAAAGACCAGATTCCAGTGAAGTTGAACAAACATATGAACTTTTCCCTGGATACAATAATATGACTGATGTTGATGGTGATGGATTTGGAGATACTATTATCAATTCAGCATTAAATAATGGTTTACCTGATGCTATTGTTAACCCAAGTGGTGATAATCAATTCTCAGAGTATCAGTTTACTGCTGATGATTTAGAAGAATTTACTGGATTCAAGATTAAGATTGTCTCTAGTGGATCAGATGAAGCAAATCCACCAAGATTTAAGGATCTAAGAGCTGTAGCATTAGCATAATGATACCAGTTGAAGGGCATAAGAATCTCTATAGAGATACTTCTGGAGCTATAGTAAATACAGATACATCTGGATATAATCAATATATTCAGATGAGATCCTCTAAGCGTACTCAGAAGGAAGAATTGGACAAGATTAAGGAAGATATTGAGGAAATAAAGTCGATGTTAAAACAGATAACGAAAATAGTATAAATATATTCTAGATCCCTTTAGTATTATAATAAATGGCTGCTGTTTATGTTAGTAATCTAGTAATTAATACTGGAACGACATTTGAACAAACATTTACGTTAGAAGATAGTGAATCTGCTCAGTTGTTAGATTTAACTGGTTATACCGTTAAGTCTACTATGAGGAAGCATCCAGATAGTTCTGCAAAGACTGATTTCACTGCATCTATTCCTAATCCCACCACAGGTGTAATTAAAGTAGGTTTGACATCTACTGCGAGTTCTGACTTGAAAGGTGGAAGGTATATGTACGATATTATAGTTATTGATGGTGCGAATACCGTAACAAGGGTGGTTGAAGGGTCTGTGATGGTTAGAGCTGGAGTGACTACGCATGGTTGATAATTATGCCTATTAGAGTAAGAGTCGGTCAACAGAGTGCCGTCAAAGTCGTTTCATCCTTATCGGGATCAAAGACAATTAATTTATCTGGATTAAATGATGTCAGTGCATCAACTTTACAAAATGGAATGGTGTTGGTTTATAACTCCACAACATCGAAATGGGATGCAACCTTATCTTTAACCCCTGGAGTAACACAGAATCTGGATATCAACGGAGGTAGCTTTTAATGGCCAGTATTATACGAGTAAAAAGATCGACGGGTACTGCCGCACCAGGCTCTCTAAATTACGGTGAAGTAGCAAATACCGTAGGTGTAGGAACACATGGTAATAAAGGTGGTAGAACATTTATTGGTGATAATTCATCTAATCCGCAAGAAATTGGTGGTAGATATTATACGGACTTATTGAGTGTTGCACCAGGTTTAATTGCAGGTCAAAATAACCCAACTACAGCTTCTAATGGATTTGTTCCTATATTGGATCAAAATAATAAAGTAGACCAGTGGAATGTTGACAATGTAAGAATAGATGGAAACTGGGTTGCTTCTACAGGTACTGATCAGGATCTTCTTTTAGGTACAGCAGGAAGTGGTGAAATTGTTATAGATGATGATACGTTCTTAACTTTTGGTTCTAGTAAAGATGCTAAGATAGAATATGATGAAGATAGTACAGATAGAGTTCGTGTAACTGGTGCTCCTTGGACATTTGTTAGTGAAGTTCAGTTTACTGGAGTAACTACTACTTCTGGAGATTTCTATGTTGGTGGAGACTTATATGTTGCAGACGATTTAATTCTTGATGAAGTAACTGCTAGAAACATTGATGTAACAGGAATTGCTACTTTTCAGGATAAATTACATCTTTTAGATAATGATGTAGCACATTTTGGTGGTTCTCTAGGTGATAATGGAGATCTTCAAATAACACATTCAGGATCACATAGTTATATAAAAGATGTAGGAACTGGTGAACTTAGAATTAATGCGAATACATTAAGAGTTGGAAATGTTGCTGATAATGAAACTCAAGCAACATTTGAAGAAAATGGAGCTGTAAAGCTCTACTTTGACAATTCCATGAAGGTGGAAACCAAAATTTGGGGAATTGATGTAAATGGAACTACTGAGACTGATGGATTAGTTGTTACAGGTATTACTACATTTATTGGTATAGGTACTTTTGGTAATAAAGTACATTTCTATGATGGTATTGAAGTAGATAATATTGGTATTTCATCTAATATTATTGCTACCAGATCTGGTGCAGGAAATCAATTATATATTGACCCTTATCCCGATGGTTTAAGTAATGAAGGTACTGTTATTATTAAAGGTGATTTGCAGGTTGATGGTACTCAAACTACTGTTAACTCTACATCAGTAACCTCTAATGAGAGTATTTTTAAATTAGGTGATGTAACTAGTAAAAGAACTGTATTAGCAACTGTTGGTTCTGGTACGTCTGCAATTACTCTTGATAGTATTACTGGTATTAATACTGGGGATACTTTGACCCATGCTTCATTACCTGGAGCAGGTAGGACTACGGTTCATTCTTATAACACAGGATCAAAAATTGTTTATATTGATGGTACAACTACTGCTGGTATTGCAACTGCAGTTCAGGTAACCATTACTCATGCTTATGATACCAATACTGACCGTGGTATTTCTTATAACTATAACACTGGTGTTGGTACAGCAAATACTAAAACTGGATTCTTTGGTTATGATGATTCCACTAGTAAGTGGACATTTATTCCTGATGCAACAGATACCAATAGTGTTATAACTGGTACAAAAGGTTACCTAGATATTAAAGGTATTTACTACCAATCTGGTGATTTTTCAACTTCTGGTGTTGTATACTTTGATAATACTGGATTACAAAAATCTACAGTGGCACCTGCTTCTGGTATTAGTACATCCAATTATGTTCTAACAACAACTGCTGCTGGTACACCAACTTGGACTGATACTCTGGATGGAGGAACTTTTTAATTAATTAACTATGGCTAATCAAACTGACGTTGACATTAATGTATTGATTCAAATTTACAATGCTAAATTAGCACAACTCTCAAATCAAAATGTCTTATTAGAGGCAAAAATACAAACTCTAACCCAAGATTTCTTGGATGAGAAAAATGACCTTCTCGCAAGTTTAAAAGAATTGCAAGAAAAACACGACAATTTATTAGAAGATATCGAGGAAGATGGCGAAACCAGCAAGTAGAGAAAATTTAGTAGACTATTGTTTAAGGAAGCTGGGTGCTCCTGTACTAGAGATAAACGTCGATGATGATCAAATAGATGATGCAGTTGATGACGGTATCCAGATGTTCAATGAGAGGCATTTTGATGGCGTTGAAAGAATGTATCTTAAGTACCAGATTAGACAAGATGAGATTGATAGGGGAACAGCAAGAAATGATAGTGGAACTACAAATACTGCAGGTATAGTTACTACTACTGGAACTTCTACTGCTATAAGTGGATATGGAACTACAACTAGTAATTGGTATGAATCGTCTAACTTTATTCAAGTTCCTGATTCTGTAGTTGGTATAGAAAAGATATTTAAGTTTGATTCCAGTTCTATATCTTCTGGAATGTTTAGTATTAAGTATCAGTTATTTTTAAATGATCTATATTATTTCAATTCTGTTGAATTGATGCAGTATGCAATGACTAAAACTTATTTGGAAGATATTGATTTCCTATTAACACCAGATAAGCAAGTAAGATTTAATAAGAGACAGAGTAGATTATATTTGGATATGGATTGGGCTGCTCAAACTGTTGATAGATTCTTAGTTCTTGATTGTTATAGAGCATTAGATCCAGAATCCTTTACTGCTGTTTATAATGATGTGTTCCTAAAAGAATATGTTACCTTATTGATTAAACGTCAATGGGGACAGAATATGATTAAATTTAAAGGGGTTAAACTTCCTGGTGGAATTGAAATGAATGGTAGAGAAATCTATGATGATGCAGAAAGAGCATTGGAATCTCTTAGAGAGAGAATTAAACTTGAGTATGAGTTACCACCACTGGACTTCATAGGATAACATGGCATTAAATTCATATTTCCTACAGGGTTCAGATAGTGAACAAAGACTAGTTCAAGATTTAATTAATGAACAGTTGAGGACTTTTGGTGTTGAAGTAACTTATATACCAAGAAAATTTGTTAATAGACAATCCATTATTGAAGAGATTCAAACTTCTAAATTTGATGATAACTTTCAATTGGAAGTTTATATAAACACCTATGAAGGATATGGTGGTCAAGGTGATATCATGACCAAATTTGGAATGAGTTTAATAAAAGATGAGTTAAATATAACAATATCAAAAGAAAGATTTGAAGATTTTATTGGTGCATTTTTGACTGCTCTTCCAGACGATGAAATTATTGTAGACACAAGGCCAAAAGAAGGAGATTTAATATTTTTTCCATTAGGTAATAGATTATTTGAAATTAAGTTTGTTGAGCATGAAGATCCTTTCTATCAGTTAGGAAATACTTATGTTTATATTTTAAAATGTGAACTCTTTGAATATGAAAATGAGGTTATTGATACATCCATTGATGAAATTGATGAAATTGTAGAAGACGAAGGATTTATTACAACACTTAATTTAACTGGAGCAGGAACCACTGCTGCTGGAACTGCAGTATTATCTCAACCATCTGGTTATTTAAGAACTCTTACTTTAACTGATGATGGTAGTGGTTATACAGCAACCCCAACAGTTGCTATTTCAACTACAGGTCATGCAGCAGGACAAGATGCTTCTGCTGTTGCAATTACTACTGTTAGACAAGGTGTCCATTCTGTTGAAAGAATTGTATTAACTGATGCTGGATCTGGATATACTTCACCACCTACAGTTACAATTGTTGGTGGTAATGGATCTGGAGCTACTGCATCTGCAACAATAGAGACATCACAAAGAGGTGTTAAGAGTATTACTCTAACTAATCAAGGTGCTGGATATCCAACTGCTCCTTTAGTAACAGTTGCAGGACCAGGTGGTGCTGGAACTACTGCTACTGCTGAAGCGGTTGTCAATGCTGATGATGTATTAACTTCTCTCAGAATTACAGATCCAGGTCAAGGATATACGTCTGTTCCAACTGTTACTATTGCTGCTCCTGGAGTTTCTGGAGTTGGTACATTCGCCTTTAATGAGGTTGTGAGAGGAGTAGATTCTCTAACTGAAGCAAGAGTTAAGGACTGGGATGCATCCACTGGTACACTTAAAATATCTCAAGTTGGTATAGGATCTACAGTTTCTGGATTCTATCAAGGTGAGACAGTCGTCGGTACATCATCAACAGTTTCTGGAGAATATGCTCAGTACGTTGTTGATACATATGATAATAGGGATATATATGATCCTTATGATTCTAATGACGAATTTGAACTTGAGGCAGATGAAATCTTAGACTTTACACAATCTAATCCATTCGGTACATACTAATGTTAGGCACTTATTATTATCACCAAATATTACGAAAAACAGTTGTTGCTTTTGGTACAATATTTAATGATATTCGTATACGTCATAAAAGTTCAACTAGTGCTCCTGGTGGAGAAATTAGAGTTCCATTGGCTTATGGTCCAATGCAGAAATTCTTAGCTAGGTTAGAACAGCAAGCAGATTTAAATAGAGCAGTTCAAATTACATTACCAAGAATGTCATTTGAGATGTCTAATATTACATATGATGCAACAAGAAAATCTGGAATAGTATCAACATTTAAAGCATCTGATGGAACTAATATGAAAAGGGTTTATATGCCCGTTCCATATAATATTGGATTTGAATTAAATATTCTTACTAAATTAAATGATGATGCATTGCAGTGTGTGGAACAAATACTTCCATATTTCCAACCATCCTTTAATCTGACTATAGATTTAGTTGATGCAATTAATGAAAAGAGAGATGTACCGATTGTATTAGATAATATTTCATTCCAAGATGATTATGAAGGAGATTTTTCAACCAGAAGAGCATTAATATATACCCTTAATTTTACTGCTAAGACTTATCTATTCGGTCCTATTGCAGATAGTCCTGAAGGTCTTATTAAGAAAGTTCAAGTTGATTATGCTGCAGACACAGCACTTACAGCAAAAAGAGAAGTTAGATACACTGCTGTACCTGAAGCAAGAAAGGATTATAATGATGATAATACTGCTACCTTACGTGAAGCATTAACTAAGTCTAAGTCTAGATTTGCTGTAAATGATTCTACTAACTTTGCAGTTGGTAATAGAATTATCATTGATAATGAGATTATGATGATTAAAGAAAAACCTGATAACTTGACACTTGTTGTTACTAGAGGTTATGATGGTACTGCTAAGGTAACGCATTTAGAAAATACATCAATAGATGTATTGAGTGCAGCAGATGATGCATTGGTTGATATTGACGATAACTTTGGATTTAATGAAACTACTGCGTTCTACACTGATGGTAGAACTTATAGTCCAACTCAACAATCTGACGTATAGTAAATGTTATGGATAATTATGATTCTATTGACGATGCATTAAATACCACTAATGCTATTGATATAAGTACAACTCCAGAAGGGGGTTGTGCTAAGAGGAAAGATCAACTTAAAAATGTAAGTAATGATATTGATAAAGATTATGAATATACTAGATCTAATTTATATTCATTAATAGAAAAGGGTCAAGAATCACTTAACGGTATATTGGAACTTGCTGGTGAGAGTGCAAGTCCAAGAGCATATGAAGTTGCTGGTCAGATTATTAAGTCAGTTGCTGATACTACTGATAAGTTAATGGAACTTCAAAAGAAAGTTAAGGATATTGATGAGGACAAAGAAAAAGGTCCAAGTAATGTTACAAATAATGCACTATTTGTAGGATCTACATCTGAGTTATCCAAAATGCTTAAACAAGGATTGTTAGATAACGAAACAACTACTAAGTAAATTTTGTTATGTCTCAGGAAGAAGTTTATCTTGGTAATCCCAATTTAAAAAAGGCTAATACTGCTCATGAGTTCACACAAGAGCAAGTTATTGAATTTATTAAATGTAAGAAAGATCCAGTATATTTTGCTAAGAATTATATCAAGATTGTTTCTTTGGATGAAGGACTAACACAGTTCCATCCTTATGATTTTCAGGAGAAGTTAATTAGAAACTTCCATGAAAA